TTTGTAATAGACTATATACAGTAGAAATAAAAACAAAAGGTTTATATAGACCAAAAGACTTAAACAAGAGACACATCATAGTGAATAGACACAAGTTGTCTCTTGTAATAAGAAAAAACAAATATAGATATGAATATACTAGTGTATGACATTGAAACTATGCAAGAGTTATTTCTTGTTGGTGTATATGATCCTGTAAAGGAAGAATATTTAGAGTTTGAGGTGAGTAAGAATAAGAATGAACTTGATTCATTTGTATCCTGGGCCCAATCTACTGATTGTTATTGGGTAGGTTATAATAACTTACGCTTTGATAGTCAAGTGATTGAGTGGATCTTACGCAACTATCAAGATTGGCATGAGCTCACAGCTCTTGAGACAGTAGCTAAAATAGCTCAAAAAGCTGCAGATGTTATACATGATGCTAACTATGATGTATTTCCTGAGTACAGAGAAGAATGGCTTACACTCAAACAAATAGATCTATTTAAGATAAACCACTATGATAACAAGAACAGAATGGTCTCTCTTAAAAGATTAGAGTTTGAAATGGACCTTGAGAACATTGAGGAAATGCCTATACATCATAGCAAAACAAACCTAACAGATGAAGAGATTCAGATGACAAAGGATTATTGCAAGAATGATGTTATGGCCACATATGAATTCTACAAAGTTACTACAGGTGATACAGAACATCCTTTATATAAAGGTAACAATCAGATAGAGCTTAGACAAGATATACAAGAAGAGTTTGGCATTCCTTGCTTAAACTATTCTGACAGTAAGATAGGTGATGAGATGATTAAGAAGTATTATTGTCAAGAAAAACGTATACAGTATTCTGAACTACCAAAAAAAGGATTATTTAGAACTGAAGTGAAGGTGAGAAACTGTATTGCTGATTATGTAACATTCCAGACACCAGAGTTACAAGAATTCTTAAATAAAATTAAGAAGGAAGTTTTGACAATGAAGGATGAGTTTAAAGAATCATTAGAGTTTTATGGCAACACATACACCTTTGCAAAAGGTGGTCTTCACACAGAGAACAAGCCTAAAGTATTTGAAGCTGATGATGATACACTCATTATAGATTGGGATGTATCTAGCTATTATCCTGCAATCATCATTAACAATGGTAAATATCCTGGTCATCTAGGTTCTGAATTTCTTAGAGGTTACAAGACAATGTTTGATAAAAGACTTGAACTTAAACCACTAGCTAAGAAGGACAAGAAGATTAAAGGTATTGTTGGTGCTCTAAAGCTTGCTGTTAACTCTGTGTACGGTTGTTAAAAAATTGTTAAGTTTAATTTAGTTCTTTGAATTTACGGAAAGTTTAAGTAAGTTTGTAAAAATTCTTACTATGGAAATTATAATAGCACACGGTTGTTCTTCAGAAAAACCTGGAGTTTATGTTATTGAGAATCTAATGAATAATAAAGTGTACATTGGATCTTCTACAATGAGAGTTATAAAAAGATTAGAACACCATGTTTCTATGTTAAGAGCAAGAAAGCATAAGAATACTTATTTGCAGAACGCTTTTAATAAATATGGTGAAACTAGCTTTTGTGCCTCTGTTATAGAAACTACAGAAAAACATAACACTCTTGAAAGAGAACAATATTGGATAGATAGAGAAGAAAAAGAAAATCTATACAATATTAATCCTCTTGCTTCAGGTACTCCTAATATGTCAAAAGAGACAATATTAAAAAGAGCTGAAACCATGAAAAGAAAATATGCTTCTGGAGAAATAGAATCTAATTTTAAAAAAGGGCACACTCCTTGGAACAAAGGAAAAACTGATATAGATTACTCTTATTTAAAAGGTGTAAAGAAAACTAAATCAGAAAAAGTGTTAGATAAGCTCAAAAAACAGAGTGAACAAATTAGAGATCTTTCTCCAAGAGTATATGTTTATGATGTGAATTATAATTTCTTAGGAAAGTTTAGATGTGCTAAAGACCTTGAAGAATGGTCTTTGACAGAACATAATAATCTACCTATCAAAAGTAGATTTGAAAAAGAAAGAATGGGAAAACCATTAACTTTCTTAAGTTCTGGAAACATCAACAAAGCTTGCAAAACTGGTAAATTTTACAAAGGACTGAGATTTAACAATCAGCCGCTTTATGGAGAGATCCATATTGAAAAATCGAGCAAAAACGGTGAAGGGTGTGATTCCTAATACCGTGCTAAACCAATAGATTACGAAAGGTTATTGGTCAGTGTAACGCATAGGAGATGAATAAATATAATTCTCCCACGAGTGCTCGACATCCTTAGGGATGAAAATATATGCTGGACTTACAGGAATAAGAACTGTAAGAACTATAGGATAAAAAGCCTGTAGGATAACAAAATCGAAGAGCAGTGACATGCAAAACTGGATCTATGATAGACAGCTCACTATGTTCACCACTATTACAGGTGAATTAAGTCTACTCATGCTCATCGAAGCATATGAATTAGCTGGTATACATGTTATATCTGCAAATACAGATGGAGTGACAATACTTGTAAAAAATGCAAGTTTTGATACTATGACTGCTATTAATAAGTGGTGGATGGAAACAACACAATATGAGCTTGAACGCACTGATTATCAAAAGATTATATTTTCAACAGTAAATGACTATTTAGCAATTAAAACAGATGGCGAAATTAAAAAGAAAGGGGATTTCCTCACAGATTTTGAGCTTCATAAGAACAAGTCAGCACGCATTATCCCAATTGCTCTTGAACAATATTTTGTTAGTAATATACCTATTGACACTACTATTAAGTCTCATAATAATATCTTTGACTTCTGTTTAAGACAGAAAGCAAGTAAGGATTTTCATTATGAAGGAATAGTTAATGGTAATAAGAATATATATAACAAATTAATTAGATATTACGTATCTAATACAGGAGAAAAGCTACTGAAGGTAAAAAATAAGAATTCAGATAGCACAGCTGCTGATGTGTCTCAAGTGGAGGCAGGTGAATGGGTGATGACAGTTTGTAATAAACTAAAATCAACTCATCCTCTAGATAACATTAATCATGCATATTATATAGAGCGTGCTGAAAGAATCATGCATAAGATACAGCTTGAGGGCAAGCGTAGAAAAGTCAATACTGACAAAAATCAACTTTCACTTTTTTAACAATGGGAAAATCACAATTTAAAATAGCAGCTGATCTTGTAATAAATCACTGCTTAGAAAATGGATACAGATCTTATACAGAATCTGCACATTATTGGGCTTATATTAATTTCTTCAATGAGATTAACACTAAGTTTGATTTAGCTAAGTTTAATGAATACATAATAAAACGTATGTAATGAAAAGTGTAAATCGAGAAAATATAGCTGAGCACTTGATAGACTATCAACTAGAAATGATTGGTAAATCTATCCAAGAAGCGTATATGACAAAAGAATGGTATAATAAATGGACCATGACACAAGAACAACATGATGTATTCAAAGCTTATGCATTACCATTAATCAAAAAAGTGTTTAAATGTAATAAGTCAAGAGCTGAAAATACATTTTCATGGTGGGATTTACAATTTGGAGTAAGGATTAAAAATTAAAACATGAAAGAAGAAGAAAAAGACAATGAAGATCTTCTAAGTTTTGCTATTTTCCTATTAGTGTGTGCAGCAATAATAGTGCTGTATTCATTAATACATGAGATTTATATAAATTTAAACAAATAATTATGGGAGCAACATGGTTTAGACAATTAAATAGTGGTAAAACATTACAAGATGCGTACAAGAATGCATGTGATAATGCAGAAGATTATGCAGGTCACCAAGAAGGATATAATGGTACAATCAGCACTACATATGGTGTTACAGATTTAAGTGTTAATTTTAAGAACAGTAAAATGAAACTTGAAGCTTACATAAGTAGTCAAATGGAAAGATTAAACAAAAGAGAATGTGCTGCTATATGCATACAGGAACCTGTAGGCAATAATAATAAAAATAAGTCTCAAGTGGAACACATTGTTACTCCTGGTACAAAGAAATGGATACTTAAGTATTATGTATATCAAAATACTACATTTATAAGCTCTCATTTAACAAAAGGAGATGCTGTTAAGTCTGCTAGAGTATACACTGAAAAGAATCAAGTTTCTACAACAATAACCATAGAGAAAGTGCTTGAGAAAGGTGGATCATCAGTAGCTAAAATAACATACAAATCATCCTCTACAGAAAGACCAGGTAGATGGGTATTCTTTGGTTGGGCTGCAGAATAATTAAACCAATATAAAGATGAGAGACCAAAAGTTAAAAATAAATGATGATTGGGAAAGAGAATCTATTAAGGATTTAGTATATTTGCAAGAAGAAATAGCTATAATTGAGCATGATGTAGAAAAGTATATTAATAAACAACCTGCTCGTATTATAGTAATTGACACAGATAAAATACTAGAAAGACACAATGAACCTCACATTAACATTCTCCCATTTTAAGGAGCTAACTAAAGCTGGGTACAGCTTAGATATGTTATGCTTCATAGCACTTGTTGAAGAAGGTAATGATCCTGAAGATATGTGTACAGATGATGCTAAGATGAAAATACTTTATCAAACTGTACGCAGAAAAGGATTGTTGTCAGAAGCAAATAAGATTACTCTTGTAGGTAAAGAGGTCTTATCTTTTCTTAATGAGAAAATAGAACAACCTAAACTACCTAAGAAGAAGAAATCAGATTCAGACTTTGATAAGTGGTGGAATCAGTATCCAGGTACTGATACTTTCACTTACAAAAGTCAATCATTTACAGGTACACGTGGTATGCGTGTAAAAAAAGAGGATTGTAAAGTCAAATTTAATAATATTATTGAAGAGGGTGAATACAAATCCATAGAACTAATTGCAGCCTTAGAATATGAGGTGTTGCAAAAGAAAGAGAATTCTATTAAGACAAAGACTAATAGACTTACATTTATGCAGAACAGTCTCACCTATCTTAACCAGAGATCATTTGAACCATTCATTGAGCTCATAAGAGAAGGTAAAACTATTAAAGAATCTGCTGAACCATTTAAAGGTACAGATATATGAGTTTTGAAAATTTAAGAAGAGAAGTTGAAGCTGGTCTAGATGGTAGAAATAATGGTATACCTATGGGCTTTGATAGATTGAACAGATACGTTGGTATTAGGAAATCTATGTACACATTGATAGGGGGTCTCACTGGATCAGGTAAGACTAGCTTTTTAGATGATGCTTATGTTTTGAATCCATTTGATTGGTACATCAGTCAAAAAGCCCCTAGTCTTAAGTTAAAGATCATATATCGTTCAATGGAGCGTAGCAGGACATATAAATATGCCAAGTGGGTATCAAGAAAGATCTTTCTAGACCAAGGTGTAATCATTCCTGTATCTAAGCTATTAGGTTGGACAGAAAAGATGACTAAAGATGAACATGATCTATTCCTAATGTATGAGGATTACATGGAATCAATGTCAGATGTAATCACTATTATTGATGGACCAGAAAACCCAGTGGGTATAGCAAAACATCTTAAAGAACATGCATTAGTTAATGGTGTAATGGAAGATGTAGATCAATACAATAAGAAATACATTCCTAATAATGAGAATGAAATAACTATTGTTGTTATTGATCATATAGGCTTATTAAAGCCAACTAAAGACTTTTCTACTAAAAAACAGTGTATTGATAAAATGTCTGATGAGCTTAGATATGCTCGTGACATGTTTGGATATAGTCCTGTTGTAGTGAGTCAGTTCAATAGGGACATTTCTAGTCCAATGAGACTAAAGAGTGGTGATGTAGAGCCACAGCTAGAAGATTTTGCTGAGAGCTCACAGACACAAAATGATGCTGATGTTGTCTTAGCATTGTTTGATCCCATGCGATATAAGGTGGAAGACCCTAGTGGTTATGACCTAAATAAACTCAGAGATGAGTTTGGTGCAAAGTATTTCAGATCATTAAGACTTATTAAGAATTCTTATGGTGAAGATGATGTAAGAATAGGACTTGGTTTTCTTGGCCAGATAGGAATGTTTAAGGAGTTCCCTAAGGTTAAGTATATGACTGAAAACACTTATGATGAGGTTATTAATAAAAGTTTCTTTTTAAACAAATAAACACTATGAAATTAAATGTAAAAACATATAATACACTACCCAATTCTAAAAGTCACTGGTGGCAGATAGTTCTATTACCAACAATGACGTTGATGAACAATATACAAAAGCATGATCCATATGTAGCCTTAAATATTGAATGGTTATTTTGGTCTATTACAACAATTATAAACTATGGCAAAACAGACACTCTCGTTACGAGACATTAGACAACAAGAGTTTGCTGATGAATGGTTAAGTGATGGGAAACATGGTATTCTCAATCTATGTCCTAGGTTTGGAAAGATCTTTACAACTATCAACATTCTAGAAAAA